CTAAGAGTGGAGGTGGAGGCGGAAGAGGTGGCGCTATTGCAGCACAAGGGGCACAGTATGTGGCAATGACCATTAATGCAATGAATCAAAGAATGGACAACAATTATGACCGTTCTATATCGGCTGACAAGTTAGGCGTTTACTACCAGCAACAGCAAGGCATATCACAAATGCAATACATGGGTATGCGCCAAGACATGACTGGACAACGCCTTGGTTATGGTGGCATTAGTACTTTACTTTCTATGCAAGCACAAACAGGTTTAAGTGCTCAAGGAAATGCTGCTGGTATTGCCGGTATGCGTGCGCTTTCTGGTTATTCTATTTCAACAGAACAATTTGCACAACAAGCCGCTACTCTTGCAGGACCTGCCGCTAACAACAGATTGACAATGATGTTGGGCACTGGTATGTATGGCCTTGGTGGTAAACAAAAATCCATGGATAAAGTCATGCAACAAATTGTCCAAAGAACTGGGTTAACGAACGAGGGAAGACTCGCTGGTGCTCGTCAAGCAGGGTCTAACACTAGGGCTATGTTAATGGCATCTGGTGTACCAGAAGACATGATTGACCAGGTATTGGATTACGCAAATTCCAATGTTCAGTACCAAAAGAAAACTGGCAAAACAACAATGTACGATCCATCTAAAAAATCAGATCGTCAAATCATGGGTATTGAAAAGAACGTTGCAACGCAGGCCGAAGAAACAGCGCGTGTTAAAGAAAATCGTGATGAGAATTTTTACAAATCACAAGCAGACAATATGGCTCAATTTGAAAAAAATACACAAAATGTTACTAAGGCTTTAGGGGCTTTAGAAGAAAAATTAAAAGGACTTGTAGGAGCAAACATTTCCTCACGAGGAAGTATTGGACGAAAACTTGGAGGGGCAGCACTCATAGCTGCTTCTCCTTTTTTTGGTTTTGGCGGTATCCCATTGGCTGCGCTTGGCGCCTCACTGTTGGGTGACCCAGTTACTGGAGGCAAAACAAAAGGTGCAACTATTCCACTTAAGAACGGTCAAATACCTTTAGCTGACCTTGTTAATTCACCAGAGTTTTCTCCGTTAAATGCATCGTTTAAAAACAGATTGTTAAAAATGTTTGAGGACAATCCAAAGGTTGGATTGGCAGATGGCTATCGTTCAGAAGCAGACCAAAAATCTTTATTCCTTTCTCGTTATACAGAATCAGAAGACGGAGATGTATCTTGGAACGGAAAACGGTACCGACACGTTAGCGGAGCACCAGTTGCTCCTCCGGGAACATCAATGCACGAATTGGGTCTTGCCGCTGACCTAAGTGGTGATTTGGATTGGGTAGAAAAGAACGCAGCAAAATATGGGTTAAAATCTTTTGGTGGTTCGCACGGAGAACCATGGCACGTACAGCCCGCTGAACTTCCAAGAACTAGAGCGGAATACCAAGCAGGGTTAAACAGTGTTCAAAGCGCTGGCACTACAAGTGTTGCAGAACAAATTAAAACAACTAATTTAAAGTCGTTACTTGATGATGGCGTTGCAGGCGGAGCAGGAGTTGCCGGAACCCAATCAACGTTGGGTGCAACCAACTCACCAACTCCCAGCAGTGGAACTACTCCAGGTATATCAAAACTAGAAACTGTCGCAACAAACAAAGCGGAAGCGTTTGTAAATCAAGCACTAAAAGCGCAAGGAGATACTTACGAGTACGGCACAGCTAGGGATTTATCAAATCCAGATCCTGATAGATTTGATTGCAGCGGTCTTGTTGTTTGGGCAGCTAAACAATCTGGTTATGAAGCTCCTGGATTTGGAAACACAAACGCTGACGGTCTTTTAAGTTACACCGAAAAGACTGGCGGAGCGCTATCTCCAGAAGATGCTAAAAAGAAAAAGGGAGCGTTGTTGTTTAGAAAAGACGGAGATGCCCCAGCACACCACGTTGCCATCAGCCTTGGCGATGGAACAACGATGGAAGCAAAAGGAACAAAAGAAGGTGTTGGAATATTTCCAGAAAGAAACACTTGGAATTTTGGTGGAGAACTTCCAGGAATGTTTGCTGCTACTGGTGACCCTGTCTCTAACGAACCAACGCGGGGTTCTACAAACGTACAAGTTGCAGGAAGTACTAGTGTTACAATTGCTCCGAACATATATGTAACCTCCACTGGAAACAACCCGGCAGACGCAAGACGTATGGCTGAAGAAATAGCCCGATTACTGGATAATGATCTTAAACGAGAATTGTTGAGGACAAACTAATGCCACAAAATCTATTTAGCGATTCTAAAGATACATATAACTCAAAAATAAAAATAACACCTGACAACTTATCTAGACCTAACTTAACTACTAACGGGGATAATCCCCCCTTTATTTGGCCGGGGGTAACAACCCACGATTTGGGAACGTTAAATGGAAAGTACAAACCACTGCGTGGGTATATTCGTAGATTAACTGAGTTTTATAAAAACATGGGTTTAGATGCTTCAAGCATTAGTAACAGAAAATGTAGTTTTCAATTTCAACCCGAAACTGTGGTGCGCAATGTTTCCGGTAATAGCTATGACACCCAATACTTTTTTAATCAAGATCCTGGACAATTAACTATACCTATTCCTGGACAATCAACTTTTAGCATTAAACTTTTGTTTAACCGGGAAGCAGAGGTTGCTGGCGGTAAATATTTAACGGGTAACGGAAATTTACGTTCAGTTATTAGCCCAAGACCGTCCCCAACAATTGATGATAACAAAGATTCTTTGTATGGTACAGAAGCGTTTAACCCAAGTTGGGTAACTAAAATTGGAGTTCTTGTTGATATTATGGTTTTGGATGCAGTAATAGGACAAGGTATTAATAGCGAAACCGTAAATATTATTAAGAGAATTGCTGAGGATGCGGCAAAAGCAGCAAAAGCAGAAGCAGATAAAGAAGGCGCTGCTGTTCCTGGAGCAACTCTAACCGATAGACAATTGGATGCTCAAGACAAAAGAGAATTTGATCAAGCCGCTGTTGATTTTTGGACAGGAAAAGGTGGAGATAATCCTAATTTAGGAAACCAAGCGTTCTTAGTTCCAACTCCAGTTCGTATTGTTCTTTCAAATAATATGATGGTTGAAGGTTTTGTGTTACAAAGCGCTGTGAACTTTCACAAATTTTCTAAAGACTTTATCCCTACTCAAGCAACTGTAGAATTAAGTGTCCAAGCTCTGTACATTGGTTTTGCAAAAAAAACAACAATACTTACTGCTCCTTTGCCATCTGATGAAAATGAAAATGGTCCAGATGAAAGAACACGAACATCAGATGAGATAGCCGTAGAAAAAGCAACGTTGGATGGTGTTAAATCTTTGTACTCATCCGTGTCTCACCACAAAGGTGGGAAAGATTTGTTGAATTACATACTAAAACCAGATCCTCAACAAAATTTTAACTTTACGTTACGCTTAAGTAAAGCAGGTTCTAAATACAGAATAGATACCTTGGGAAAAAATGGCGGAGGTGAACCATCTTTTAGTTGGACAGGAACAATTTCAATATATTGGGATTCTTATGTAGCCGGAGCAAGTAACTCAAGACAACCAACTAGAACTTCTGCTTCTGGGGGAACCTTAACTAAAGGATACCCTGTTGGGTTTGAGCAATGGGGAACCGCTGACGCCCCGTTAACTATTGCTACAGGCTCAGGTAAAATATACGAAGGCATTCCACCAGTAGCTAAACTTGATAGTACAGCTAATATAGACCATATTATTGGCGATAATGACACTGATATTTTTGGCATCTCTGCGATGGAACAATCAAACTGGGACATGAACCTTCCTGCTGCAATTAGTCCACGACCATTTGAAGAAGACAAATTTAGAGTAAAACTAGAAATTACGATTACTCTTGAACGTTTTGGCGTTTTATTCCCAGTTGGACAAAAGATAGTTTACGATGAAGTTGCACCCTGTGGCAGCGATATTTTATTTAAAAACTTAGGATTGGCTAAGGCAGACCAAACATGACAATTAACTCTTTATCTCGTTATCGCCTTGCTGTAGCCGCAGATGGCACAGTGGTGGCTGAACGAAAAAACTACACAGAAATACCTGTTCAAATTTACATTGTTCAGCCAGGAGATACTTTTGAAAACCTTGCAGCTAAACTTTATGGTGATAGCGCACAACATTGGAGATTACTAGATTTAAATCCACAAATAGATTTTTCATTTGATCTACAAGCAAGTGATCGCATTCGCATTCCTACATGATTTTTACTAATACTACTAGCGATTCCGCTATCATCACTGTTGATATAGAGGGCGGTACTGTACCTACTAATCAGATAGGTAACGTTGAGTTAACCTTTTCAGAAAACAAACACGACATTGCTACTGTTACTTATGGAGGGTTCCCAGGAATGGCGGTAGTGGCTTACAAAGGATTACCCGTTCGTATAACAGTAGGGAATAACGAAGCAAACTTAATTGAGTTTACTGGGTACGTAGCCTACGTTGAAGTTGAATCCTTAACTAGGATGGGAACCGTAAACGATTCATTGATACAAATGGCTAAGGTTGTTTGTTTTGGAAGCAGTTACCAAATGAAACCTTTAAGAAGCACAACTTACGCTAATAAAAATATAAAACAATTAACTGAGGTAATTGCTGCTAAATACAATTTTTCGTATTCAGTCCCTAATAACAATTATGTATTTCCTTTAATATCACAACAAGCAATTAGCGATTGGGAACTTTTGGTAAATACAGCAAAACAAATTGGGTATGCAGTAACGGCTAACACTACTCACTTAAGTGTTTACGATCCATTTTCGTATTACGTAAAAAGTTCTCCAATTACAATTATTCGCACCTTAGCATCAGATGAAGGTGTTGAGAAAGCGCCGGGAAATATCTACGAGTTTAATGGTTTTTTTGGAGACATTACTCCTCAAGGAGACACAGTAGATTGGACATTAAAATCGTTAGATATTAAAGGTAAAGAAATAAGAGTTTCATCTACGCAAAATACACCAAGTGGGTTAGGCACTAAACTACCAACAAGATTTACCCACGAATTAGGTATTAATACAACGTCAAAAGCAACGCTAGAACAATATGTTAAGCAGTACAGCAGAAACTCTTATGGAATGACTGCGGTTGTTAAAGTTGTAGGTATCTCTACAGCAATGCCCGGACGACTTGTTTTAATAGACTCTTACAATTCAGAATTTGACGGCTATTGGTTGATTGAGGAAGCTACCCACCATTTAAATGAAAAACACTACATTACAACACTTAAGCTAAAAACTGACTCCATCAATAGAACCCCTTTAACGGTTACTAAAGAATCTCCTTTCAAACCCCCACCCCCTACTAAACTTTCTAATAATCTATGGAAAGCCACGACTGAAGAAGCATATGTATACTGAGGTCTTTCAACCCTACGTAAACAGGGCTATTGTCTCTGCGTCTAACGCATCCACGGGTGAAATAAAGGTGCGGATACCCTCTAAGTTCGGCCCGGAGTTGACATTAGATATATCATTTATAGGTAGAAAAAAAGTAGACGGCGTTTGGCCTGTACCAGCAATTGGAGATCAAGTCGTGGTTACTACTGATAACTCTGACTATACGAATGTTTTTATCCTTAATGTTAATCCTACAGTTAATGTAGATGTAGATAATGACCAGTCCGTTATTGCTGGACAAGTATATTAGTTAGGAAACTTATGACAATTATGAAAATGCCAATGAACATCAGCCCTTCAGGTAAAATTGCAGCAGTTCAAGATATTGAAGGAATAGTAAAACAAAAGTTTGTAGATTATCTGTCTACATCAGTATTTCAGCATCCAATGCTTCCTATGTACGGAGCAAACACGAACGTGTTGTTGTACGAAAATTTTGATCCTTTGGTTTTTGAAGAATACAAATTGGAAGCACTTCAAGGAATGCAAAGACACATTTCTGGAGTTCAAGTTCTTAATTTGAACATAGAAGGACCTAGTGATTTGTATGACTCCACAATCAGAATGACAGTAGAATACCAAATACCCACTGTTGGTAGAAAACAGGCAACTGTTGCCGTAGTGCTGCCATCCGACCTTACCGAGGATTCTAATTTATGAGCACGTTTGACTACACTAACCGAGATTACACGTCTATTCGTAACGACCTCTTAAATCGTGCGTCTGTTGTTTTGCCTGAATGGACATCACGCGATAGTTCAGATTTTGGCATGTTATTTGTTGACCTTGTTTCTTACATGGGAGACATTTTGCATTATTACGTAGACCAAGCCGCTGGAGAATCGTTTTTGGAAACAGCAACAAGGCGTTCGTCTTTGTTAGCAATTGCAAGTTTATTAGATTATATTCCTCATGGAAGAACATCTGCACAAACTTCAATAACTTTGAATGCAACAAATTCTTTAGCTACTGATGTATCCCCAATCTTAATTCCAGCAAATACTAAGTTCACAGCCAATCCGTTAGTAGAAACTGCCGACTCTGTATTGTTTACATCTAACCGAGCAATTGCTTTTAACGATACTGGAGCGCCTATTGCTGGGTACACTACTTATGCTAAAACAGTTCCTGCAATACTAAGTTTGACTGAAGGGGAGTTTTTTACAGAAACTTTTACAAGCAACGGACAGATCAGTCAAAGGTACACGTTGGCTAAAACTGGTGTTGTAACTGAATCAATTGTGGTAAGCGTTGCAGAAGGTGTATTAGGCGCAGATGTTCCCTATTCGCAAGTTACACGTTTAATTGAAAACACCAATTCTGCCAAAGTTTATGTAGCAAATATTGAGGCCGACGATAGTGTCGTTCTTCAATTTGGAAACGGAACTCACGGAAAGATTCCAGCAACCAATGCCGCTGTATCTATTGCTTATCGCAGGAGTCGTGGGTCGGCTGGCAACGTTGAGGCAAATTCTGTAACTGCTTTTTACTCGTTGTCCAATGCTTTTGGACCAGCATACGACGGAATTGTAATCACTCCAAACACAACTCGTGCGTTTGGTGGTTCAAATTCAGAAAGCATCATATCCCTTAAATCAAATATTCCAACATCGTTTAGGTCTCAAGATAGAGCAGTGTCTTTACAAGACTACGAAGATTTAGTTTTGCGTGTTCCAGGAATTATTAAAACAAAAGCCGAAGTGGTTTCTGGAGCAACTGCAAAACAAGGTGTAGTAACACTCAAAGCTAAATCAGCAACTGTGGCTACCTTGACAACAAGTTCAGCACACGGGTTGACCGTCGGTGAATACGTTGGGGTATTTGATGTTGATGACACATTTGATGGTACTTATGTAGTTGCAAGTACACCCAGCTCTACAAGCTTTACCTATTCTCTTGTTTCAGCAAGTGTTGCGTCGGCAAGTGTTGCGTCAACTGCAACATACAAAAATGCCCAAGTTAAAATCTACGCATTAACCCCACAAGATGCTTATGATGGAACGTTGGTAGTTAGTCCTACAACAAGTCCTCTTATGCTAGATGCAAACTACAGAGATTTTATTTATGATTATATTTCTCCTAGAGAAATAGTCGGTGTTAATTCATTGGTGCTCCCAAGCGTTACATTAGATTTGGTAAAAGTTACATGCAATGTATCTGTGTTGCCAAGCTATATTCAAGACGCAGTAAAAGAAGATGTAGAAATTGCAATTAAAGCATTGTTTGAATTTGACGATGTGTCGTTTGGGCAAACAGTTACGCTTGGAACTTTATACCGTGCTATTTTAGATGTAGATGGAGTTGACTACGTCAGCGTCTCTCGTTTTACTACTGGCTCATCTAACGTAATTGATACTGCATCATTAATTCCTGCGGTTGAAGGAGTTCAAGCCGCAACGGACAGACTGTTGTTGTTGTCACAACTAAGCGTCACTGCAAGTGGTGGAGTTGCCTCTGTCTAATGGCATATAAATCTTTTAGAATTCGTCGCGCTGACTTAATTGCAAGTCCTGATGCTAACCCTTTTGGTTCATATGTTCGTGGTACAGACACAGACGCTCCAGTTGGGCAAACAAGACTGGACTCCGACAGTGCTTTACGAGCAGATGGATTTATTGCGCCGGTTGGTGTCTTGGATGTTGATGCAACATTTGAAGCAACGGCAACAACCCATACCTCGGTAGACCTATCGTGGTCTTCGTTTTTAATTGAAGATCCTGCAACAAAAGTAGGAGGAGATACTTGTATTAAAAGTGTTGTTGTTGTTTATTCTAGAACAGGCGCTCCAGAAACGGTTGCCGACGGTGTAATTATTAAACGACAAACTTATACAGATACAACGTATGCAGTAACCCACAATAATGTTCCATCTGGAGCGTGGGCATATTATTCTCTATTCCTACATTGGAACCAAAACGGAACAGGTCCAGCGGGTGTTAATTGGTATGAAAGAGTTGCCACATTACAAGAGTTAGTACCATTTGACCACAACACCACTGATGCTTTATGGAACCGTATACCATCTCACCACCGCATTGCTGATACCAACGGGACTGCTACAGATCCAGAGGGCTTATCACGAGGATACTTATATCGGTATTTAGATGTTTTTGGATTTGAATTTGACCGAATTAGGACTTTACTTAATTCGGTAGTACAACAATATGATCCTGAAAAAACAGAAACTGAATCCATAGATCAATTGTCTAAAATGTTTGGGCTTGAGGTAAACATTCAAGATTTAGGAACATCAAAGATTAGGCAAATCTTAAAAGACATTGCTTATTACCGCCAACGAAAAGGAACGCTTGAAGCAACAAAACAATATTTGATTGCCGTAACAGGTTCTGAAGTAGATGTCATTGAAGCAACAAGCAGTCCTCGCTATACGTTTAACATCCACGCCGAAAAAGCAAACTTAGTAGCAGACTCATTATTTGTAATTGAATCTGGAACCAAAAAATGGGAACTAACAACAGAAACTGCATCTGTTGCTTACACTAAATCGGGTGAGTACATTACTGTTACTAACTCAGGAAGCTCGTCAGCACAATTTGCTTTAATGTCCACCGTTGCCGTTCCTGTAAAAGACAACACTGATTATTGGTCATCTATTGAAATTACAACAGCTTCTGCCGGAAGTATTTGGGGTGCACAGTGGGCATCTGCATCGGCATCGTGGGCTGATTGGTCAACCAGTAACCAAAGCAACCAAATCATTCCTACAAATTTAAGCCCAACTGGTAGAAAAATAATTCTAAAACCAACACAAAGCACTACATCTATGTTGTACCCAGTTCTTATTTTTGGTTTGGCAGCAGGAGCGTCAACCACAATAACTAAGTGGATGGTTGAGCCTAACTCTTACGGCCCCTTCTTTAATGGAGATTCAGATTTTGGCGGTTTTGTTTATCAAAACAACTTTGGTGATCATCTATGGAGTGGTAGCCAGTATGCGTCATACTCCACGTATTCTACAAACAGAGAAAAAACACAAAAAACAATTACAGAATTGTTGCCAAAATTATTCCCAGTCACTATGATCTTGGATCCGTCCATAGACAAAACCATTAACTACGATTGGATACCAGGAAAAACATGAACTATATAATTTGTGCATTAGCCGTTTACAAACTGTTGCAAGTAATTGATTTGCTTTTGCCTAAAGAAGCAATGCCTTGGGTAAAAGTTTTAGCGGGAGTCGTGGTTTCTTACGGCGCTTCTTTCATCATTGGTGTAGACAACATTTGGTTGGGCGGTTTAGTTATTGCAACACTTGCTGGTGTCTGTCACACGGTGCTACGATGTTTAACTTATCTAGGAGATATGGCACATAACAAGTCTTTAAAGTAGGAGGACAACATGCAGAAGTCTAGGTACTACCTAGTAGCAGGTACGGGTAACGCAAGTGCAAATGTAATTGAAACTGGTTTAAGTGACGTGGCATTGACCACAAAAGAGTTCATAATTCTTTGGACAGGTAAACCAACCGATGGTCAAAGCAGGGTTTACGATTGGCTCATAGAACATTCAGCGTCATTTACCGTAGTTCACTCCGACAACAAAGTTCATCACCTTGTTGAGGGTGCAGCAAACCGAGTCGTAAAAGTAGACAACCTTATTGAAGATAGTTTGGACAGTTATCCCGACGCTACAGTGCTTGTTTTGTGGGATGAGATTACTACCCTTGGTCAACCCACACAGTTTGTGGAAGACATTGTGCTTATGGCTAATCAAAAGGGTATGGAGACCCTAGACCTTTGTAATGGTTTAGTACCTCTAACAGTTGGGGAACCAGTTGAAGACAAGCCCGTAGAGGCCTCTAGGAAGCCCCAGGATGCGTTAGAAAAGGATACCCTTCCCCCTACACAGGATTTAGCTTTTAAAGCGCCTAATGCGCTCTACACACTTAGCTATGTTAAGGATGGAAACTTGGCGTCTGTCAGCGGCTACAAAGACAAAATATTAGAGTTTCTTAACCTACAGTGAGGACGCTGGTAAGAAGGGAAACCAACGCCCCCACTATTAAGTAGGCCTTGCGCAGTTATTAGATAACTCGCAATAGTAAACGGGAGAAGGGAACCGTTTACTTACCAAGAGCATAACACGGTCATCAGAGAGGATGCAACTATATGAAACCAAAAAATGCAGCAGAGAATACCAAGTTAGGAGGTCCTTGGATTTCTATACCTACTTGGGTTGTGAAGTACATGAAAGGTGATTCTATTGCTTTGCACGTATTGACTTGTGCAATTGGCTACATGAATACACATGACCAAACTTTGTCTACGACCTACGACGTTTTGGCACGGGATACTGGGTATAACCGCAGGACCGTGATCAGGGCTATGCATCGTTTGGTTGAGATTGGTGTTATTCGCAAGATTGTAAAAATGGGCAGGTATGGAAAGAACATGCCAAATTTGTATGTGATTACTTACAACACAGCCGCCGCAGAAGCCTTAATTAATGGGGGTGACTCCAGAGACACTGGGGTATTTAGTAGTGACTCCAGAGACACTACTGGGGTGACTCCAGAGACACTCATATTGAGTGACTCCAGGGACACCCAAATAAGAAAGAAAAATAATTATAAGAAGGAAAACCAAAAGAAAACAAAAGGGACTAAGAGCTTGGACCTATACTCAACGGACAGTCGGTGGAACCGACAGTTAAAACTTACGGACGGGAGCAACGGCAATGGGTAACGGAATGAGATGGATGTGGGAGTACAACGAGAAAGAAATAAATGATAAAGGCAAAGAAGTGTTGATGCCTAGATTGTCTATGACACCAGTTGAGAACGGCAAAAAGATTAGAGTGAAATACATTGTTGACAAAGGTAAAAAGAGTTTGGACAATGATTGATGATTGGGGCGGAAAAACATTAGGCGCTGACGAACCTGTCAACAAACCGCTTGCTAAAAAGAAAAGTTCAACAACTGGATTGTTAGCTTATTTTAGAGATGCAACGATCAATAAGAATATGACATTGAATGCTCCGGTTAACGGTATGGCATTGATGAAGGTATTTAAAAACTTACAAGAAAAAGGCGTGACTATAGATCAAATTTATAAGATGATTGATGTGTTTGCACATGAGATTAAGCAAACACCATTGCCAGCAGACGTACCAACGTGGAAAGGGTTTGCATCACGATTGGATGCTCTAAAGAAGAAAGTAGATACACCGTTGTCAAAATACGATTATTCCGAATACACTGTTGACAAGAGATTGATGAAAGGTAACCATGAGTGAATGGCGCTCCGCAAAATATTGGCGCAACAGACAACCTATAGAGCGCTTAAAGAATGCGCACATACCTAAACGTTTTACTAAAAAAACTTTAGATGATTACGACACAGACTTGGGAAGTCCTGATGTTGTTACGTATGTTCATCAGTGGTTAGCCAACATTGAACACAACAGAGAGTGCGGAGAAGGTCTTTACTTCTTCGGCGGTTCTGGAAGTGGAAAGACACATGTTGCATGTGGGCTACTTCGTGAGATTGTTTTAAATCACCAACTAAGCGGGTTCTTTATAACGGCTGAAAAGTTTGTTGAAGCATCATATGACGAGATGAATCCTGACAATGTTTTATCTGACATGTACTCCGACGAATACATGCTGAAGTACATCAACGCCGTGTACGACGTTTTGGTGTTGGACAACCTTGGCTCAGAACGCATGACTGACTTTACAAAAAAAACAATTACTTCTATGTTGAACAGTCGCTATGAGCAACAGCTAATTACAATCATCACTAGTGAAATTCCATTATCGCGTTTAAGCGATATTTATGGACCACGTGTTGCTTCCATTCTTAGTGAGTGTTGTTGCGTGTTGCCTTTCTTAGGGAAGGACTATCGTTTGTTGGACCCACATTATGCAGGGGAATGATTTAGCTTCTTTTTCTCCGATATCTCAAGCAACCATGTTTGAAGGTATTCTGGCATCAGAACCCGAAGGGTTAGCCAAGATTAGGTCGCGTGTTGCCTTAACTGCTAAAAATTGGGAACAGTACATATCTTTTTGGAAAGTAAACGAGATACCAATCAAACATGCAATTGATTTAGTTAGCAGATATAACGTGGGGATAGTTGTTTATACGCTGTTGCCCGACTATCTTGTTGACAGCATTGAAAAGTGGTTAATCAGAAAAGGGATATCAACGACAGTAACGGCGTACAAGTCAATTGAGGAATTAGCATATGACCTCAGATTTTTTCCGTCAATACAGAAGGTGTACACAGCAAATGAAGAGCACGCAAAGATTATTGGATTTAGATCCACGGTGGTTACACCTAAGACTGCGTGGTCTGCGTAATGGCTAGTGCAGAACATCTCTTAATTAGCAAAGTAATTCAGACTAAAGATTTAACTGTTGCATTAAAGGCTGGTATCAAAGAAGACCACTTCACCGCAGAGTGGTCCAAAGTTTGGTCATGGTTAATTATTTTTTGGCGAGAACACGGCGAAGTTCCATCCAAGCGAGCACTCAGCCAAGAGTTTGGCGACATTCGTTTAATCACTGCCGAAGATGAACCGTTTACGGCACTCATTGATGAAGTTTACGACTCGTATCGTCATCGTAATTTACTTGAGGCTATGGCTCTTGCGATGCCTTCTTTGGAGGCTGGCGATACAGCTAAAGCATTACTAGACCTTGCTAACGGTTTGCAAAAAGCATCTGCAGAGACAGCACGGTTGCGTGACATCAACTTAATTGAGACATGGGAAGCACGAGTTGACAAATACAAAGAACTACAGAGCACGCCAAATGCATTGCGTGGAATTCCAACTGGATTGCTTGGGCTGGACAGAATTACGTCTGGGTTTAGACCACAACAACTCATTACGTTTGTAGGCGAAGCTAAGAAGGGTAAATCTTTGATGACTCTCATCATGGCTAACGCTGCCCACCTTCACGGTAAATCTCCTTTGTTTGTTTCTTTTGAAATGTCTGCAGAAGAACAAGCGGCACGGTACGACGCCATTGTTTCTAAAGTTGCTTACACAAACATCTTGCGTGGTTCATTGACTAATAATGAATTAGAAAAGATTGCAAACACTTTGCGCATGCGCAAGAACATGCACCCGTTTGTGGTTACAGAAGATACATCATCACTAACAACTGTGAGTGCGCTTGCCGCAAAGGTAAAAGAATTTAAACCCGACATCTTGTTTGTTGACGGTGTGTATCTCATGGACGACGAGAACGGGGAACCAAAGGGTTCTCCACAAGCACTTACAAACATCACTAGGTCTTTAAAACGTTTGGCACAAAACGCAGACATTCCGGTTATTGGCACCACTCAGGTTCTGTCATGGAAACTTGGTAACAAGAAGTCTCGCAAGATTACTGCCGACTCTATTGGTTACACATCTTCTTTTGCCCAAGACTCAGACCTCATCGTAGGCGTAGAGTCAGACCCTGACATTGACAACCAATCAATCATTCGTGTAGTGCTCGCTCGCTCAGCACCTCTAGGCGAGATTCGTATTAACTGGGATTGGAAGAACATGGACTTTACAGAAGTAGGAGAGGACGATGGCGATGATGACAGCGATTCATGGTACTACTGACGTTGCAGATGTTTTAAAAAGTTTGGGTGTTGATGTCGTGCGTGTTGGCGACACTGAAATTTCCGCTAGGTGTCCAGTCCACTTAAATAGAACTGGTAAGGCTGACAGATCGCCGTCATGGTCTATGAATGCTTCTAACGGTTTATGGATTTGTTACTCATGCGGTGCTAAAGGGACACTGTCCCACTTAGTTTCTGAGTTAACAGGAGAAGCCGATTCTATTGTTGCTGTCCACGAGTTTTTGATTCACAACGGTCTTACTAGATTAACCAATCCAGTAGAGGTAGAACCCCAACAACCAGTTGTGGATTGGATGGCGTTTAGTAAATTTTCTGTACCTTCTGACGAACTTTTAACAACTAGGAATTTAGACAGAGAAGCTGTACGCAGGTATGGTATCCGATGGGATACAGTTACCAAAGCATGGGTTATACCTATCGTGTCCCCATTTGGAGAACTGTTAGGTTGGCAATCTAAATCTAAAACCAAAGTTTTAAATTATCCAGTGGGCGTTTCTAAATCAAGCACCTTATTTGGTCTTGACAAAGCAGATTGCGATACCTGCGTTTTGGTTGAGTCTCCACTTGATGTTGTTCGTTTGCACACTGCAATGGGTGGTTGTTGTGGTTTAGCTTCATTTGGGGCACACATAAGCAAAACACAAATTTCGTTGCTTGCTAATCATGTAAACAAGTTAATCATCGCATTAGACAACGACTCAGCAGGTATAGCAGCGGCGAACAAGTTAAAAGAAAAATTGCCTGCATTCAGAACTCCGGTTCTTTGGGCAAGGTACTCTCATACAGATGCAAAAGACATTGGTGACATGACAGACGCAGAGATTTACGAATCAATATCTAAAGCATCGGTGTTCCCATGGTGGTTACATGTTTAAAGGAAACCTTTACCCATTTCAACAAGAAGCTTCTGACGCAATGGTAGATCGTGGTCAAATGCTTTTAGCGTTAGTCATGGGTGCTGGTAAAACCATTACAACACTTTCAGCATTAGAGACTTTAAAAAATCAAGGAGAAATAAAAAAAGCTTTGATTGTTGTACCCTCGTCACTTAAGTACCAATGGGAACGAGAAATCAAAAAGTTTACCGACTCTGTTTGCATCGTTATAGATGGCACAATAAGCACTAGAAAAAAACAGTGGAGAGCATCCCTTAGCGCCACCTATGTCATCATCAACTCAGAATCATTAAAGAATGATTTGGCTGACTTTGAAAAGCATACGTTTGATGCGATGGTTGTTGACGAAGCCACCATTATTAAATCGGCTAAAGCCAGGCGTTCTCGTTTGATTAAACGCATAGGCAAGAGATACCACTACCGTTTTGCACTAACTGGGCAACCGATAGAAAACCGTCCAGAGGAATTGTTTTCCATTATGGAGTTTGTAGACCCAAAAGTCTTGGGCAAGGTTGACATTTTTGATAGAACTTTTATCGTACGAGACAGGTTTGGTAAACCAAGTCGCTACCGCAATTTAAAACAACTTCATACCAGTATGGAAGGGGTAATGATTCGTAAAACCAGAGAAGACATTGCCGACCAACTTCCACAAGTTATACAACAAGTTATACCTGTTCCATTTGACACGGCTGGTGCTGTTGTTTATAGAAAGATTGCACACGACTTGTTGCAATCAATTCAAAAAGCCATTTCGCAAACAGGAAGAGGCTTTGATATCTGGAGTCATTACTACGGTTCTTCAGGAAACAAAGAAGCACAAGGTGACATTATGTCAAAATTAATTGTGCTGCGTATGTTTTGCGATAATCCAGAATTAGTCCATTGGTCAGCAAAGATGTATGCCGATGCTTCTAACGATCAAGGCAGCGAATATGCAAACAAACTAGTCAATCAAGGAATCATGCCACCAACTTCTGGCACACCAAAACTAGAAGCCGTAGTGCAGTACATTACAGATGTTTTGGAACAATCTCCAAACAACAAAGTTGTTTTATTCTCATTTTTTAAAGAGAACCTTAGATTAATTCAAAAAGCAACTAAGCAACTAACTAACAGCGTTTTGTTTATGGGCGGAATGACAATGCTGGATAGGGATTCATCCAAACAACAATTTACGCAAGACCCCAACACACGTTTGTTTTTGTCCTCAGATGCCGGAGGCTACGGCGTTGACCTACCTATTGCTAATTATCTAATCTCTTACGACTTGCCTTGGTCAGCAGGTAAGCTTGACCAAAGAGAAGCCCGCATTATCAGACTTTCCTCAGAGTTTCCTCATGTCAATGTCGTTTCGTTTGTCATGAAAGGTAGCATTGAAGAACGGCAGTACGAGATGTTACAAGAGAAAAGAAATATCAACAAAGCGTTTATAGATGGTGGCTATGACACCAAAGGCGACTATAAACTTACTTTGGGAGCACTATCCGATTTCATAGCACATAGCGAGGTATGACATGAACAAAATTATTAGACAACAACCTGAAACAACTTTTGATGAAGCATACGTTAGTAAACTTGTTAGCGAGTTTCAAAACCATAAGGCAATGTTGGAGACAACACAAAAACGTTTAGATAGTTACAAAAAAGAATTGACTGAAGTTCTTGACGCACATGGCAAGCCCGATGACAAAGGAAATTTGTGGATCAATCTTCCATCATGCGAAATCAAAAGAGAACGACGCATCTCTAAAACCTTCAATGCGTCTGCGGCAGAAGCATGGGCAAAAGAAAATGGATTTTGGGATACGGTTAAAGAAGTCATTGAAACCATCAGCGAAGACCGCTTGCTTGGTCTAGCCTGGGATGATGATGATCTACAAGAAAAAGTTAAATCATTTTATGTGGAGAAGGAAACGTGGGCTTTAAAGATATAGAAGATTACCCAGGAAAACGCCCTCCAAAGAACAGGACAAAGCGTAAGCCAAAGAAGATTGACGACCCTTTTTTTGGGGTCAAGTCTTCTCACTATGTGATTAAAGGCGAACGCCTTGAAGTGTTTACTATTGGGCAGTTAGCCAAAGTTTTAGGAAAAAAAACAGGAACTGTAAGGTCATGGGAAACAAAGGGAATAATCCCAAAACCCATCTACCGGACAGCACCTCCAGACCGAGGACAACTTCCTGGAGTAGAGGCAAAAGGAAGGAGGATTTATACTCGTAAGCAGGTAGACTTGATAGTGTTCGCAGTTAATACGATAATTGGAGATACAGACCCAAGAGTCGTGACAGCTGAGAATTGGAATAAATTAAAGCAATACATAACAGACAACTGGAAAAAATAAAAAACACACACATACACACACAAAGGAAAAAAACAAATGCCAAATAAATACGACGATGACTTTGACACAGACGAAGTAGAGTTTGATTCGCCTGTCAAAGTTGATACAAAGAAAGAATCACTTACTCAAAAAGAGCGAGTAGAAACACCAGTGGCTAATCCTGGAAAGAAAAGCGTAATCAATCGTGGTTGGGGTGCAGCACAAAAAGTGCAAGAATCAACCTCAGCGTTTGCTCAACGTTTTAAAGTTACAGAAGACCCACAAATTATTAAGTTCTTAGAGGACGAACCTTATGCATCGTTTCGCACACACTGGATTGATGGCCGTGCTGGTCAAAAGTCTTTTGTTTGCTTGGCGGATCATCCTGAAGGTTGCCCACTCTGTGACGCTGGTAATCGCCCATCAACTAAGTTTGCGTTCAACATTGCAGTACTTGGAGAAGACGGAGACCTATCAGTTAAGTCATTTGAGGTTGGCGTTCGTTTGATTGACCAACTTAAAAACTTCCACACAGACCCACGTCAAGGTCCATTGTCCAAGAACTATTGGGCAGTATCCAAGACTGGCAAGGGTGCACAAACACAAACTATTCTTCAAATGGTTCGTGAGCGTGACTTGTCAGAGTGGTCAATGGTCGGTTACACAGATGAAGACATGGTTGTGCTTAAGCGCAATTGTTACACACCTGAAATTATCTCAATACCAACACGTTCAGAACTTTTGGACATTTCATCCGAGATTAACGACGCACGGTAATCAATGTACAAAACGGTAAACACCGTTGAAGAATTAAAGCAGATAGTAGACTTAGTTACAGAGTTTGGTTCGTTTGCTTTTGACATTGAATCACGGGGTGTTCTTGAGCGTCATGATGATGTAAATACACTTTTTCAAAAAGAGTGTAAACAGCACATTGCGACGCTTAAGAACCCCAGTGAGGATGTTGTTGAAAGGTCTACTGAAGCTATTCGCCAACGTTACTTAAAAGATCTTGCACTTAACCCACTTCGCAACGAAGTGTTTTGGTTGGGGATTGCAACACACGGACACTCATGGGCTATTCCTATGGGGCACAAATTAGGCGAAATTCTTGTTCCCGAACAGCGTGGCGACGGAGCAACCTTGCCACCGTTAGAGCACCGTAAGGTTCTCAAGAACGGCGCGGTGTCCACTGCTAAAACCAAGTACTACATTCCTGCGGTGTATTCCGAACCACCTACGCAGTTATCTAGGTATGACGTTTTTGAGACTTTGCGCCCATTATTTTTTGGGACCGCAACCAAAGTAGGACACAACGTAAAGTTTGACGCTTTGTCTATTCAAAAGTATTACGGAGAACTATCGCCTGGTCCTTACAGGGATACGATGGTGCTACAACATATTTGTGATGAAAACATTCCTAGTTTTTCTTTGGTTAACTTAATTTTGCACAACTTCGGTAACCATGCTCCTTACGCCAAAGAAGGCAAGCTTGGAAAAACCATTGATTCAGTTTCTTACGGCGCTGCATCTCGCTACGTTCACTTAGACGCTCGCTGGACTTGGATGTTGTACATCAAGTTGATGGCTAAACTAAAAGCAGAATCTTCATTGTTGCCAGTAATGGAACAAGACATGGATGTACTTCAGGTGTTGATGAACATGGAGCAAGAAGGCATAACCGTAGACGGTTACAACCTAAAGAACTTGCGAAAAGAGTTAGACACAAAGTTAAACGACACTTTATTACTTTTATCAGAGTTTGCTTACCCTGGATTCAATCCAGATTCAAATAAGGACAAGCAGTTGTTTTTATTTAACAAAAAGCGAGATGGTGGGTTAGGTTTAAAGCCCACCAAGAAAACACCAAAAGGCGCACCATCAGTAGACACAGAGTCTCTGGAAAGTCTTCGGGGTAAGCATCCAGTTATTCCACTTCTTCTTGAGTGGTCAGAAACACAAAAACTAAAGAACACTTATGTAGATGGTTTGTTGCCCAAACTAAACAACAACAAATTACATCCTTCATTTAACCTACATAGGACAGCCACTGGGCGTTTGTCTTCATCATCTCCAAACCTTCAGAACATTCCTCGTGACTCCAGCATCAGAAAACTTTTTGTACCACCAGATGGGTACACAATGTTGGTTGCTGACTACGACCAAATTGAGTTACGTGTTATGGCTATGTTTAGCCAAGACGCTCGTTTGCTTGAAATTTTTAAACACAATGAGGACATTCACTCAGCAACGGCTGCTGCTGTCTTCAAAAAAAGCGTTGATGAAGTTACTTCGGAGGAACGACAGATCGGTAAAGGCGTAAACTTTCTAACAGCATACGGCGGTGGCTCAAACAAGCTTGCTAGGGTTACGGGGGTAACACCAGAGCATGCCGAAGAACTATTGGCTTCTTATTACAAGAGCTTTAACGGTTTAACTAAGTGGAAGCAAACAGCCATAGCTACAGCGACTAAAAAAGGTTACGTTACAACACTTAGTGGAAGGCGTAGACGATTACCCGATTTGTCTTCTCGTTCTTCTGAATTAATTTCAAGAGCACAACGACAAGCCATTAACGCAATCATTCAAGGTAGTGCTGCTGACATTTGTAAACAAGCAATGATTGATGTAGACAACGCCTTTAAAGACACAAAAACAAAAATGCTTGTGCAGGTTCATGACGAACTTGTTGCTGTTACTCCAGAAGACCAAGAAGAAAACTCAATAAACACGCTGATCACCGCCATGGGTCATAATAGAGATATCATGGGAGTCACATTAAAAGTTTCCTGCCACTCGGCACGAAGCTGGGCGGAGGCAAAGCAATGACAGAGATGACAAACACTCTTGATAAACGAAATTTTTGTTTAATGCTTTCGTCCATTACCGGACAAAGCGTTGCGAACCAACTGGGGTTTGCGCCTGTTTCTCAAGATGTTGAAGAACTTGAACATAAACTTGTTGAAGAACAATGGGAAACATTACATGATTTTGGGGTCTTTGATGAGATTGTAGAATCTGTTGAGTGGTTTACTCAAGTACTGTCAACAACACAACCCGAACTTCAAGGTTCTAATGCTGCAATGGTGGAAAGCACCAAAACGGTTATTTTGTCATACAGCATGGCATTAGTTCAAAAATTGCTGTCAAATCAAAAGGTTGCCCTGCTTGGAAGTATTGAGTATGATGAAGAGTACGATAGTTGCGAAGACGACTAATACAAATTGAGGTTTACACAACATGTCATCGTGGTGGGATAAAAAATTAACTAACAAAGATCAACAAGAAAACACATCGCTTCCTCCTGTAACCAGGAATGTCGTTCTACCTGCGTTGCGTCAGCAAGCATCAACAGTTGCTGCACAAAAACCTCCAACAGTTCAAGAACAACATGACCCCACTGGGCAAACAGACATGGGCACAGCAATACGTACGTGGAAAGGTGGGGAAGCTCACCGACGAGAAGGTTCTCTTTCTTGCCCAAGATGCGGTAGCAAAAATGTATTTAGTAGATCTAACGGTGGTAGTCTGGGGCATTCACCAGCGCCAAGATGTTTTGAGTGTGGGTGGAACGGTTTATACGAACAAGCAGACCAAACATCATGGTCAGTATGAGGAACATAAAATGGAAACTGATTACGAGTCAATCTCGGCAATAATCAACAAGATAAACAAAAAACAAAACGACGTTTCAATTTTAAGGGCTGATGCAATGCACCAGCAACTAGAGCGCACAACTACAGGAATCCTTGCTTACGATTTGATGCTTGGTGGTGGTTGGCCCGCAAATCAATGGTCAGAGATTATTGGTGATGAATCTTCTGGGAAGACAGCACTTGCGTTTAAAACCATTGCGGCTAACCAAGCGCTTGACCCAGATTGGACAGCAGTTTGGGTTGCAGCAGAAGAGTTTGTGCCCGACTACGCAAAATCAGTTGGGGTTGACCTTGCTCGTTTATGGGTTATTGAAACCAACAGCATGGAGCAAGCTTACAATTTGGTCATTGAGTTGATGAAGAATCGTGCTGCAGATTGCATCGTCATTGATTCGTTGCCAGCCTTAGTGCCAACCGATGAGTCAGAACGCATGATGGACGAGTTCACCGTTGGTTTGGGTGCTCGTATTACTTCTAAGTTTTTTCGCAAAGCATCAGAGGCGCAGAAACGTTCAATGACAGAGAAAGAACGTTCATGCACAGGTCTCATGATTAACCAATGGCGTCAGAAGATTGGCGTCATGTGGGGAGACAATAGAACAACACCCGGAGGTCTTGCTAAGAACTTTAGTTACTTTGTTCGTGTTGAGGTCAGACGAGATGAGTGGCTTAAAGAAAAAGATGAAATTGTAGGACAAACTATTAAAGCCCGAACCCTTAAAAACAAAACGTACAAACCATCACAACAAGCCGTTGTTGACTTTTATTTTACGGACGCACTTGGGTTTACCAAAGGTTCGTTTGACACTTTGAAAGACATGATTAACATTGCAACAGTTATTGAGGTGATTACACGTTCAGGCGCGTATTACGCCTATGGAAGTCAAAAGTGGCAAGGCAAGGACAAGATGCTTGAAGCTTTTAGAGAAGATTTGTTTATGCAAAAAGAATTAAAGCACGATATTGAAGAGTATTACAAAGTGGTTAGATGACCATATTAGGAAGAGATCCCGACAGACATACACGGATCATGAAGTCCTCCAAGAAACAAGAAAAAAGGACTGCGGATAGGTACAAAGGTTCTAGAAACGCCCGTTCGGGTGCTGGTTGGCTTAGGAAAAACGATGTACGTAGCCACGAATATCTTATTGAAAACAAGTTGACTGAGAACAAAAAAACGATTACCCTTAAAGAACTTGATTTAAGAGAGTTGAGGGATCGTGCGTTACTTGAAGATCGTGTACCTGTGTTGCAGTTTGACCTCGCTGGTCGTCGTTACGTGGTCATTGGTGAGGATGATTTTTTGGAGATAACAACCGATGTCTGACATGCATAATTACAAAAACCTACTCAAGATGAACGGTAGAGTTTTGCCGACTGTTGCGATTCAATTGTTAAAGAGCAAAAAACAAAAAGATAAGAAAAGAGATACTTCTTTTTTTCATCCCAGCGAGTTAGCAAAAAGGGATTGGTGTCCAAGAGCATCTTGGTATACCATCAAGAACGAAGTTAAAGCTGATGAAAACTTTTCTTTTCAACGTTTAAATGTTTTTGAAGAAGGTCATGCAATTCACCACAAATGGCAAACTTGGCTTTGGGAAGCAGGAGTACTAGAGGGAACCTTTAGGTGCGGGTCTTGCAAACACTTGTGGTGGGATTTGTCTCCAAATCATTGTCCAGAATGTGGGTCAACCATTGCTTTAAGTTATGCCGAAGTTCCGGTCAAGGACGAAGAGTATGGCATCAGAGGAAGTGCTGATGGCATTGTTTCAGATAAAAAAGGAAGAACTTTAATTGAAATAAAATCTGTTGGAATAGGTACAGTTCGCTTTGAAGATTTTGATTTGTACAAACAATATGAAGAAAATCCTAATATGGGGATTGACGGCTTATGGAAAAAGATTCGCCAACCATTTCCAAGCCACGTTCGCCAAGGCATGCTGTATATGCATTGCACTGGTATACATGACTTAACTTTTATTTATGAATGGAAACCTTCTCAAGAAGTCAAAGAGTTTTCAATCAAATACCTGCCGCATTTGGTTCAACCCATACTTGATAGTTGTCGTGTTTTGCTAGTAGCATTACAACAAAAGATTCCACCCATGCGACCAGCGTGGGCAGAAACAGCGACTTGCAGTGGTTGCAAGTACTGTCCTTATAAAAACACATGTTGGAGCAAAGAATGATTGTAGAAGAAACACCAGAGATGGACAGGTTCTTGAGAAACTTTGCATTGCCCGAAAAACCACATAGTTTGCTTCCTGTGGTTCCGCGAAACCTTGCAGACATTTCAGAAGTTGAGTTGATGTCTTTGTACTCTGAGTTTATGTCGTGGGTAAACTACGCAAAAGCACAACTAGTCACTGCTGAAATTGTTGAAGAACGCGAACTAAACACGTTTGAATATGTAAAAGCCTGTACGTTGATTGAGCAATGGGGAAACAAAGTTAAAGGAGAGTTGGTCACTATTGCCAAAGCAAAACGTGACGTGGAAGATAAGGTGCAAAGGCAACAAGAAACGTACACACAAGCACGTGCATATCGCAAACTAGTGGATACAGTTTTTGATCGGTGCGAGCGAGGTGCACAAGTTTTGTCAAGAGAGTTGAGTCGTCGCATTAGTCTTGCTCCAAAAGAAAACAGAGCTGCAAGGTTTATTGCTTAGTCATGAAGATTCGTTGTAACTCTTGCAATCATACTTTCTTTAATGACGAAAGAAGGACTGTAGGGTGTTTGTGCGACAGTGATTCCCCAACATGGATTGGTGTATCACCTGATAAAAGGTTAATACTAATGAGCTATGCCAACTACGACATTTTGGAGGAGTAGTTTATGAAAACAATAACAATTAACAGCCGCTCTTATTTGGTCTTAAGTGCTTTCTATGAGCATGAGGATATGACCACTGACGAGATGGGTGAGTATACAAAGTTGGATCAAGGACACAATGGTTGGTGGTGCCTTGTCGGTCAGTTAAACACTGCTGGCTACCTAGAACGAACTGGTCAAAAACGATTAAGCCGTGCTGGTGTTAAAGTTCGTGTCTACAAAATTACAAATAAAGGCAAACGATTAATGGACGAGTTGGGTTATGGGCAACAAGCATAAAGCAAAGGGAACATCGTTTGAAACAGCGATTGTTGGTTACCTAAAAGAACAAGATTTCTCTAACGCCAGAAGGACTGCTTTGGCTGGGGAAAACGATTCTGGGGATATTCATGGTGTTAAGCACCCTGATGCTACCGAGGTAGCAATTCAATGCAAGAATCAAAAATCGTTTAAGTTAAGCGAATGGCTAAACGACACTGTACTTCAAGCGTCTAAATTGCCAAAAGGCTTACCTTTATTGGTTGTAAAGCGCCCTGGAAAAGGGGCATCAGCTTTAGGCGAATCTTATGCTGTCATGCGTCTAGAGGACATGGTTACATTGCTAAAATCTGCCAAATTCACATAACGTGGTAATATAGGCTTTCCGTATGATTTACAAACAGGAGTCTATATGTCACAAGAACTTAACCAAAAGGTTGAAGATGTTTTAAAAGTGTCAGGTAGTAGCAACCCTCAAAGTGTTGGCTCTATTCTTGCCCGCTCAGTTATTGCTGGGCATCTTCCAAAGATTCGCGCTATTGGCGCAAGTGCTGTAAACCAAGCAGCAAAAGCGGCTGCAATTGCTCGTGGTTTTGTTGCCCCACGAGGTATTGATCTTTATTTCATTATTGGGTTTGATGATATTATTGGAGAGAACGGAGAAAGCATTTCGGCAATCTCCTTTAAACCAGTGCTGAGGTAACTATGATTTTTCACAGAGGAACACCCCGCAGTTCAACATCAAAATTAGTTCCTGCTGGCCCATCTGGTGTACCAAAATCAAACGCAAAAGGTGAATATGCCGATGGTCCACCTAAATCAACACCACGAATTAAGATTTCTAGTGAGCCACCTGCTGCAACAAAAAAATCAACTAAAGCCGCAAAGAAAAGCCAGAAGGCCATTAAAGATTCTGGAATCAACGAACCTGCGAACATGGCGGAATCTGCAAAACGTGGTAAAAACTATGACGCGGCAAAAGACCAAGAAACCTCAAGACTTGACATGAACCAAAGAAACAAAAAAGACGATAAACCAACAGGCATTGAAAAAGCATATCTTTCAGGTGGTTCAGATCAAGTAGACGAATACAACAAGTCCAACTCATGGGCTTGGAAATAGAAAGACACCAGAGGTTTAACATGGGATACATTCAACCAAGCATGAAAAAGAATGTCTATGACATGGCAGAATACAAAGGTAGAAAAGCCCGTCGTCAAATTGATCAGTCACATAACCCTTCACGTAAAGTAACAATGACTGATGCTGAAGGAGACGACGCTCCTCCGCACGGTATTCCACGACCAACAGGTGCTGGAAAGATCAACGTCTGGACTGAGTAATAATGCCCACTAATCACAGGGGTGTAATTATTGAAGGACCTAGGGCTAACTTGCAAACTGGTGGTGGAGGCAAGAAGCCCCCACAAAAGCCACCGACTAAAACTGGTGGGTTGCCTGAAGATCCTAAAAAACATTGGAAAGATAGTTACAACAACGATTTGCCCAAACGATATATGACTCCAGAAGATTGGAAAAAGGAAACAGGCAATGGCTACTAAAAAAAAGAAAACTACTAAAAAAGTTGTTAGTAAAGTAAAGCCACGCCCAATTACATCAGTTTCCGGTGCTGCAGGCGGTTTCATGACTTCATTTGACCACAGTAATGCAGGCAACAAATGAAGCAATCATTTTCTGATTGGCAAAGCCCTAACTCAGTTAGTGAATCTTCGTCGTTACCTGTGTTTGGTGCAGAACCTGTATTTAGAAACAATAAAGATTATCAACTTGCTGGCTACCGAACGATGCAAGACACCACATATCCAGACGGATACCTTGGCACAATGTCGTCTAACCGACGACAGGACAAAACTTTAGGAACGCTAAGTCGTAAAAACGCCCGACAATACTCCCGTGGAGTACACAAAGGTGAGAGGGTAAATCCAGGAGATTACGTTTGGCCTGAAGAGTTCAACTTGTGGACAGGTATTGCTTACCAAGACGCAGGAGTAAAGTTTGCCCCACCCGGAGCCATGCCTGTAGTTCTTACCAATGACGGCAAGGTTGGACCTCGTGGTATCCCACGAACTCTTTATGCTGAAAATCAAGAATATATTGATCTAGAGCGTCGTGCAGGGCTGAAAAGCCTAAAACCATCTTGGCGTTAACCTGATAAACTTTAAGTAATCATGGCTGAAAAAAAGAAAAAAACACCTAAAACTCCTTTTGAAAAAATTGGAGCAGCATATGAATCTGAAGCTAGGCGTCAAGAAAAATCTGGGAATACAGAAATGGCTCTTCGCACGCGACAAGCCGCTGCTAAAAGCATGACGAAAGACAACCAAAAAGCGTTTGAGGAAGATACCCAAGCGGCTAAGGAGAGAAAAATGGCATCTAAAAAAACAAAATCAAAAGGTAAAGGTGCAGACGCCGTAGAAGCGGCAGGTGCAAAAGCAAAAGATGCTGTAAGCGCAGCCGTGGAACGTAATCCAGTTTCTGGTCCACCAAGTCCAGCAGGTTCTGCAGATAACACTGGAAGTGGAAAATCCACACAACGTACTCCTAAGGCATCTAGCAAAGATAAACCAACAAAAGACAAAGAACCAGCACGTCCAAACTTTGGTTCAGTGTCGGAACAAAGAGAAAAGAATCCACCACCAAAAAGCGAATATCCAAACTTTGGTTCTGTCAAAGAGCAGCGAGAAAAGAATCCACCACCAGGAAATGCTGGTTACTCGTTTGGTTCTGTTGCAGAACAACGAGCAAAAGCTGGTCCTGTAGAGCCTTCAAAACTTCGTGCAGGTGCAGAAGGTACAAGTGGAAAATCAAAAGGTACTAGGGTGGGTGCAAACGACACTACAACAGAAATGCCAGCAACTACAAAAGACAAAGATGCTGAGCGTGCAGATCGCATTAAAGAATTAGCAACTTCTGGTGTTAGCAAAGATCCAAATGACAAAGGCGAAATGCCGGACGACCCAAAACCACGTTCAAAACCAACAGTTTTGATTACACCAAATGACAAAGGCGAAATGCCAGACCCTAACAAACCTGGTTTTATGGACCGTATGCGTGGACGAATGAAGTCTTTTACATCACGACCCGGTGCGCCTGCAGCGCCTTCATCTGGTAGTGGCGGTGGGGCAGGTCCATCAGGTCCATCAGGTCCATCAGGTCCAAAAGGCCCAGCAGTATCACAAACACAAGAAACCAAAGACGGTACAAAGCAAACACAATCAGCACCTGCAACGTCTTCAGGAATTACGTTTGCCCCACAAGCTGGAGGAAACGTAGTTCAAAATAGTCAATACACTGAAAAAGGTGACAATAATAAAGATGTCACCCAAACCATTACTGGTAATGGGCAACCGATAACTGCAACAACATCAGGTAAAGCAACCAGTAGTGGTGGTCGTGGTATCACAGCCAGCACTTCAGGAACCGCAACATCTCATCCACGTGCCCAAAACGCAAGTCGTGGTGGTCGCCCAACTTCTAAAAAGAAATAATTATGAGCGATTTTGAATTGGGTCAATATCACGGTTGGGGTGTTTCTCAACAGCATCATGTAAGTGGTATGCGTTCAGTTGTTACGGTAGATGGGAAGCACCATAAAGAATTTAGAGGTGAAACTGCTGAAATGGATGCAAATCGCCATGCAATGGATTTAGCAAATAAACGACGTTTAACTGCCAATAATATGGATGTAACTAGATCTGGACATGAACAATGGAAAGATGTGCAACATGGAGGAGTTTGGTACCGTCAGCATCCTGGCGATGAATTCCATTCTCCAATGGGAAGTTAATTATGGCACACGATCATAGAATGAATCCAGTGGGTGAACCACATCTCAATCGTATTAAACGACTTATAGAAGGTCGTGTAAGGCCAGAATCTGCTGTAGGTGTAGGTAAATCTGTTGATGATGCTTACGCCAATCCTGAAACAGAAAAACAAAACCGCCGAGAAATTGGACTTTATTTTAAAGAACGTCACGGGGCTAGCCCAAGTATGGACGGTCTCCAAACTGGACCTAAATATAAACGCCGCACAGAAGAAGAATAAAGGTCAATAGTGTCTCAAAACGTTGCTCGTACAAGACCATGGCAATCCCGTGAAGAAATGCTTGTAGATATGGCTTTGCAATCCGCAGTTTCAGACCCAGACACTATTCGCCAAACTCGTCCGACAGTTCCTCAACAACTAATGCCAGAACGTAGAGGCTTTACTAAACAAGAACTTGGGATTATGGATATTTTAACTGTTGATAGAAACGCCCCAACTTATCGTTCATGGGTGTCTGGAGCAGTAAACATGCTCACTAGGGCACAAATGAATGACGATGCCTTTACTGGTTCGGGACGTTACTCTATGAACAACCTTTGGTAATAAGGTAAACTATAGTCATGGCTTCTGACAAATTTGGTAGCAACCCAGTTGCACCGTTGTATAACGCCACAGGTCGCAACCCAAGGGACGTGGAAATGGGAACTCCCGGAAAAGCACTGGGTAGTGTAGGTAGTAGCGGTGCTGGCGGAAAAGATTTTGGTATACCAAATCAACCAGCTAAAAGTGCAGACCTTGGGGCTAGTATGTTTTCTCCGTTTAATACCTACAACATGCTGTATGGCAGACGTGGGTCTGGAGGAGGTGGAGGTGGAGGCGAAGCCGACGTTGATGCTATGGAGAGAATTGCCAAAGCTCAAACTCCAGGAACAGTTAATTTTGCCCCACAAGCTGGAGGAAACGTAGTTCAGGATAGTCAATATTCTGAAAGCGGTGACAACTATAAAGACATTAAACAAAACCTAGAAACAACACCCGGCACATCAACAGGTACACAACCATCAAATCCTCGCAAAGGGGTAAAAATGACTGAAGAACAAAAAACAGCAACTGCTGCTAAAAGAGCAGAAAAGAAAGAAGCAAATCCTGCTTATGGTAAAAAAAACCCAAACCGTCCAGCAAAAGCTGAATCTCCTATAGCACGACGAAGATCTGCACCCTCCGCACCCTCCGCACCTAGAACTGTTACAAGTGAACAGAGTATAGGTAATGTAAGGCAAAAATCAACTATTGGCGGAATGCTCTAAAAAGAAAGTGGTAAACTAATACTATGGCTGTAAACACATCTCGTTCCCAAAATGCCGATCTTCGGTTAGGTGCTACTGATGGCACTTTTAAAAACATAACTCCAGACCGTGGTGGTGAGCTTGATATGCATTGCCCCACTAAACTGACAATGGTGCTTAACGATCAATACAATTTTGTTCCACGCTCACCATTGGCTGAAAACGATCCAGTTCTAAACTCGTAAGCCTCATGGCTTACTCAAACCGAGATAGACGCCCTAATTGGGCTAAATCGCGTAACAAATTCCGCGTAAGAGAATACGTAGACACTACGCCTGACCCAAAAACTGTTCAAAAGTTTGGTACTAATGTTCCTCAAGGTCATTTCTTTGTTGTGCCCGAAACTAACGGTGAATATCGCATACATCGCAAGACTATTTTGGGTGAAGGCATCAAACCAGAGATACCTTCAAACGTAACTTTGCCTTATGAACGTCACCATGAAGCATTTGCCCACGCCACTATGTTAAACGAACAAATGATTCAACACGGCGAAGTTAAGAAGTGGAGCTAACCAAGAAATCCTTGGTACAATGTAGGTATGGCTAACGAAAACAAACCTGACATTATTGACATTGGTGCAGACGGAAAAGTCACCCACATTGACTCACAGGGTGTATCTCAGGGACTAAACATGGTTCCGTTTCATTGGCGCAGTCGCTCAACAGGAAAACCTATTGCCGCAACCATGTATGCTTTAGGAGCAAACAATTTGGAATTTCGGCGTGCTGAGGCAGACCGACATGGCTACGACTTGATTGAAGGTTACCACACGGGTTCGCAAAACACGTTTTCTGCTGACGATAATGATGCAGCAGATTATGCGTACGATACTCAATATGAATCACCGACAGATATTAATTACGAACAAGGAGATAGCAATGGCTAAAGGTAAAGACGAACGGCATAATCCTAATCGCAAGGTTAGTAGACCATTGTCAGTAGAAGACGAAATCGCACGAGCATTCATGACCGACGAAGAGTTAGCCCTGCAAGACGACGACGGATTAGGTCCAGAAGGAGATACTCGTAGTGACGAATTATCGGCACGGCATCAGGAAGAAGATGTGCCTTTGATATCTGACCGAGAGGACCATAGTGCGCTGTTGCCTTCGCAACAAACAGGCAACAGGTACGAGTACTAATGGCTAAAGGTAAAGACGAGCGACATAACCCTAATCGCAAGGTTACTAAAGAAGCACTGGGTAATAGGTACGCTGAAATACCCGTTGGCTTTGACACACAGGACTACGACAATGCTCACCGTTGCGAGAGTTGTGGTGTTACGGGTGGTGGTGTCGGAGATTTAAATGGCATTAAAATGTGTCAAGACTGCGCAAGTCAATAATGCCTAAACACTATTTGTCCTCTCAATTTCTAGCTTTGTCTCCTGAAGAACAAGCAGAAAACAAATACATGGACAGAACGGGTATTGACCCGATGACTAACGAAAATCTTTATGATGACGACAGTGTTCCTAATAATCCAGAATTACGTTATGAACCAAACGATGATATTGGACCATACGATGGTCACGATTATGAAGACGAGGATGAGTACTAATGGCTAAAGGTAAAGACGAGCGACATAACACAAATCGCAAAGTTGATTTTAACTCTATGTACTTAGAGAAGGCTCGCCAAAAGTTAGAGGGCAGTGGGCGCATTCCATCCTATGACACACCTTTGGATGACCACAAAAACTACGATTTGATTGAGTCTGTAGCCCAAGACATGATGGACGACGATGCTTATGAGTCAAACCAAGTGGCAAAAGATAATGACGGAGTTGAAGCCCCAAGGAAGTTTGACAAAAACACTGACGGTTGGTAATCCGCTATGGGCAAAATCGTTAATCTAAACGACTATAAACAGAACAAGGTAAATAGCGACTTAGGTTCACACTTGTCCCAACAATTGTCTGTAGCAACACATCCATCTAAATTGCAGAAAATACATCCAAATACAGATGCAGCGTTTGAACATCTAACATCTCTTACTGACGTCACAATAGGTCACTATTCTCAATCTTTAGGGCTACTGCATGAATCTGTAAACCCTGACAACATTTCACCAGATGATGCCCACACCCTCAGAAAACTGCTAGTCTTACATCCAAATGTGCAAGAAGAACTACACCAAAGTGGTACGATTAACTCTGAGGACACAAGACCACACCTGTAATTAAACACGAAAGTAGTACTAAATGGAACCCAAAGAGTTTACTAAAGAACAAGAACACCGCCTACTTGTATGCTGGCGAGAAGAACCGTCAGGCAAAAAGAGTGGAGCTGTCATGTATAAAATGCGCCCGTACACAGGCGTACCGGAATACGACATGGAACTAATTGACATTTTGGAACGACACAAAGCAAAGAATCCCGATCACGAAAATTGGCGTGGTCTTATCTTTAGAACTGACAAAGACACAGCAAGCAAACTTGACGCTGAAACTGCCATCAAAAACGAATTAAAATCGCACGATTTATACATTAGCGATTTTCGTGATGAGTTGAAAGTAGACGCTTTACGTTGTTTCAACAAACATGACCGACCAAAAGATTCTTGTATTGACTGGTGCGACGAATCTAAAACCATTGGTCGCAAAACTGGCGTACCTTTAAACAAACGCCAATACTTGTGCATGTATTGCCCTTGCGCATCTTACGTTGCTCACAAAGAAAGAAAAGAACTGGGCGTGTACGACATAGATGTCGGCAAAAACTAATGCTCATTGTCACATTTGATGTACTGGCTTACCCAACAGCAGATAAGGTCATGTCCATTGGAGCACGACAACCATCACACGAAGCTAGAAAGCTTTGGCATGCCCTATACAACCAGTATCACGGCAACTTAATCATTATGGCTACAGGTACATCTAGAGCAGACTTGATTGAAGGTTGGGCAAAACTAGAGGGATACAAATATGCTCATATTGACGCTGTTGAGTCTAAAAAACCCGAAGACATCCGTGACCGTGTAAGAGAGTTTAATGCGATCTACGGAAAGATTCATTGGTTTGTAGACTCCGACCCACGCACTGTTAAACTTGTAATGGAAGACGCAATTCCATCATTACTTGTTGGGTTGCCAGCTTTTGTACGTCCAGAATGGCGAGAAAACACACAAAAAGAACATCAGTTATGGGCTGACTTGGTTAAAGAAATAGAAGTACAAACACTATATAGAGCAGAAAAAGAACAAAAATGAAGATTTATTTTGCAAACTCAGAAAAATCATCTTTTAGGTCTTTGCTTATCGCTGCTGGTGTTACAAGATTTGCTGTTAATTTAACTCACCTTGCTATCCCTAAAAAGAAACAATTAGACATACCCACTATGTTTAACGGCGGGGAAGTAATTTTGTACACATCTGAAAACGACGAGGATGTGAATCGTTACGATGCTTTTGTCCGAGAACATTACGAGACTTTGACCCATGTAATTGGTCGCCCCGACTACGACGGTTCTTGGATGGGTGAACGCTACATTCCTTTATGGAATGATCCTGAAGACATGGAACGACTGTCATGGTTATGCCAAAAATACGGAAAAGCGGCAATTAGTGATAAAGCCGTAAACGGTAAAACTATTTCCAAAATCAGGAATGCCATGACAAGATGGGATGCCAAACTTATTGCAGTTTCCTCAAAGCCCGACATTTTAGAAACCCTTGCTTGGGATTCGGCTGTAGTGGGTTCATGGACTAGTGCTGTCCGGTACGGCGAAACCCAAGTATGGGATGGACATGGTCTGAGAAGGTATCCAGCACAACAAAAAGAATCTTCCCGCAAAAAACACCGTGCTGACATCATGCGGTTAGGTATTGACATGGACGCCATTATTCAAGACGATAATAACGAGGTAGCCAAACTCGCAATTAAGTCTTGGAAGGCATGGGAAAGTCAAACTTTTGGGGTCTATGACCCTCCAAAAGACGATGACGAGCAAGAATTAGGTCTATCTGAAAATGACCCTGATAGTAATAATTTCACGCAAAATCAAAGTTTGCAAAATGTGGCACGAGGGGGTGACAATATTACTATCAGGGGGGTAGAAAAGCGGCACGAAAACGAAAAAGTTGTTTTACCAATAATGGGAGTTGAACAATACGCAAGCCCATTAGCCGAAACCCTTGCAGAACATGGGGAAGATGGTGAAATTAGCATAGAAACAGTATCTACAATTAGATATAATTCTAACCTTTTAAGGCAGTGTAATAATTGCTATCTCTCGTCACGTTGTCCTGCGTTTCGTGAGAATGCGGAGTGTGGTTTTAAATTGCCGATTGAGATCAAAACAAAAGACCAACTACAAGCTGCTTTGAGGGCAATGTTAGAGATGCAAGTAAGTCGTGTTTTGTTTGCCCGATTTGCTGAAGAATTAGAAGGTCAAGGTCTTGACCCAGCACTATCCGATGAGATTGATAGGTTGTTTTCTTTTGTTGAAAAGTTTAGAGACATATCTGACACAAGAGACATGGTTAGGTTGGAAGTTGAGGCAAGAGGCAGTAGTGGGGTGCTGAGCAGATTGTTTGGTACAAACGTCGGTGACTCAACAAAACGTTTGACAAATGGGGGTTTTAACGCCCAACAAAGTGATGCAATGTACTCGGAAATACTAGACTTAAGTGAGGATAATTGACAAACCCCGTAAATATAGGGTACATTTGATATGTACCCTATAGAAAGCGAGGAAATCATGACAATAGACACTATGTACGAATATGCTGTTATTCAAGATTTACAAACTTCCTTAGAACGGGCAAACGAAGACAAAGCTGAACTACGAGAATTGGTTGATGTTCTTTTACAAAAACTAGCGTATGCACAGCCTGTCATTTTGCAAACTAATAAATATTGCAAGGCATTGGAAGACGGCGAAGACCTCACTGGTCATCTGGTGTCTTTAATTCGGGCAATTTCAGACTGGAATACTAAAGCCGTTAAATAATTCGTATTACAACAAGGACACAATGATAGAAAAATCTGGTTACACAATTCGTAATTACTCTGAAGATATTAGCGACCCTGATCTAAGCGAAGACGAGAGAAGTGGGCTAAGAATGCTGGCACACCTGTTGTTGCCCCATGTCTATATTTCCGCTCCCTATGCTTTTCCTGACCCAATAGAAAACACTAACAAGGCAATCCACATTGCAGATGAGTTGTACACCGCAGGTGTGTGTATGCCCATTTTGCCTCATCTAACATTGCTGTGGAATACGGTAATCCCTCACGAACCATCTTTTTGGTCAGAGTACTGCTTGCTAATGATGAGACGCTGTGACGCCCTTTTGCGTATTGACGGTATATCTCAAGGTGCAGATAGAGAGATTGCTGAGGCTAAAAAAGTAGGTATTCCAATTTTTTACCAGTTAGATGACTTGTCAGAATGGCTTGAATCGGGACCAGACGTATGAGCAAACGATTTGAAAACTTACACGGACATCCGATGTTCTTTGAAGTGCTTGAAGAGATGGCATTGTTGCACGACAAAAAAGGAAGGGACTACGGAATTGGTATAGATACTCTTGGCAATGTACGGTCATCAGAACAGTGGGGGATTCCGGCATGGATTGGAACTCTTGTTCGGGCAAATGACAAAGTTGTCAGATTACAAAACGCTGCAAAGGGCAGTGCATTAGTCAATGAAGGTATAGAAGATTCTTTAATGGATTTGGCGGCATACGCAGTTATCGCCCTTGTTCTTTACCGAGAGGCTAATGCTAATGGAAACACCTAATTGGATAACTAAAGCCCAATGCAGAGGCATCCACGGTGATTTGTGGTTTCCTCCAGTTGAACACGACAACCACCAACTTTATTACGACATTGCCGTAACCGTTTGTGCATCTTGTCCAGTGTGGAAAGAATGTTTGAAGACTGGCGCAAAAGAAACTTATGGAATGTGGGGTGGACTCACACCACAAGAACGTTCCTCATACATTAATAAAACAGACAAGCATTTAGCCCGTCACGGAACATTGCAACGGTTCAGACAAGGGTGCAACTGCTCTGATTGTGTAGCAGATCAAACAAAACAATTTGAAAAAAGTTTTAAGAGATCTAGGTATCCCTTTGTGGGTAAGGCTTTGACAGACATTGAAACTGTGCATACAAGGTTGTTAAACCCCTCTGATGAGGTAAAATAGTAGTAAGCCTTTAACAGGCACGACCCTATGTAATTTGTAGGGTCTTTTTTATTAACCGACCAAAGGATGATGAATGTTCAAAGTTCCTTTCGTAGTCTTTATGGCTGTTTCAAACTTGCTTACAGCAACTGTCTTAGCCATAACGACCCCAAAAGAAATCAGTACACAAGAAGCACCCGAAACACAAAGTTCTGTAATGGTTGAGCCACCCATGGCTTCACTGGTTACATTACCCGCTAAGAAAAAGTTAGTAATACCCTCCGACGCAAAATGCCCACAATGGTGGCAAACAGCCGTGGACGCTGGTTGGGCTAAAAAAGAGTTGCCAACGCTAGATATGATTATGTTCCGAGAAAGTCGGTGTTTGCCAAAAGCCCTAAACAGCCAAGACCCCAACACGGTTGATGGCATTAAAGGCTCATTAGGTCTTGTGCAGTTAAACGCTTTTTGGGTTCAATCCACGACCTCTTACCCCAAAGGCTACCTACAGACCCAAAACGCGGTAAATAACATCCGCGATTTATATGACCCATACCTAAACTTGCTTTCTGCCCTAGAAGTGTGGAAGTATGGACAAGATAGACATGGATGTGGCTGGTACGCATGGGCAACATCCTGCAAATAACTCAGGAGTGAAATGCCAACAATTAATTATAATTGTCCCGATTGTGACGAAACCTTAACCGTTTTTGTAAAACTGTCCGAACTACCAATGCATAGGTGCGGTAACAGCAGTCATCAATCCAACTGGAAACCTTTAACAGAAATCTCAAAAAAGAAAGTTGCAAAAAAGGTTACCGACCTGTAATGTCATAACTACCTATTAGAAGGAGGTACACAATGACAACAATTTGTGATGAAGTTGAAGTGTGGGAAGAATGGTACAAACCAATAACCAACCCACTACGCCCTGACGAAGAAACAACCTTGTTTGAAACTTATGGTTCTGATTACGATTTCGTAACCAATTACGATCACACCAAAATATGGACTTGGGTTGATGGCGATGATGGCACATACATATTGGCTGGTTGGCATCTTGTCAATCGCATTGCTTACTACATAACTGAAGAACCATGGTCTGATGCACATATGGTTGTTCCTTTTGAAAAGTACGAAGCAGAAGTATCTTTTGATGGGGACAACTTGCTCAACGAATTAAACACGGTTGTCCGTAATCGTTTTGGTGATAACGCCGTAGAAGCATTGATTGGAGTTTTATCTACATTGGTTGATGAATCTCAATTAAAAGTCCTGATTAAAAACCTAAAGAGTTAAGGAGGGTTCATGGAAGACAACTTAGAAACTTGTTGCGATTGCAACGAGAAGTATCCGTCAGATGACATCGGCTGGAGTCATACACAAGAAGCACCATTGTGTCGCTTGTGTGAAGAATCAGATATGCAACACGCATCCACTATTCGCATCGTCACCCTGTCAGAAGTTCGCTTGTACTATGTCGGCAAGCACATTCGCATGACCGAGTTTGGTGACGAATTGTCTTGGGACATTGCCATGAAAAACGAAGACATCTCACACGGTTGGGTTTCGTCGGATGCTTGGCGAGGCTATACCGAAACAAAAATAAAAGGATGGGACACCGTTCTTGATGGTTGGGCAACTGGTGGTTGGGGTGACGAGGTTGCACGACGCAAAGAAAGGTTTAATCTATGGTGTCAAGACTTACTGGAATTAAAATTAGAAGTTCCGTGTCCGGTGGCATTAATTTTTGATTTGACCAGTAATGTGTTCAGCACAGCCGTAACCGTTGCCGTTAAAACAGAAGATGTTGCTTTCTTTAAAGAGTGGTTAGGCTCAGACTTCACAGCATTGCACGAGGCACTGACATGACCCTTTTTCAACTAAACCAACTTGGTGACGAGTGGAAAGGCGTAATAGTTTCTGAAGGAACTTTGCGACCACGAGACTTGATAAATAATTTGTTTAAGGTTTTACACAAAACAAATACAAACTTTGCCCAAGATTTCTATAACACATGGGAAGACATCTTTACAGAAGACTGGGACAATGCCGACCCTGATGATGTAAATCAAATGCTTACAGAACTTTTTGACGCATTAGACACCATTGCACCAGTTGGTTATTCATTTGAATCAACAGATGATGACGGTGCGTGCTTTGGTTTTATCAATCAAGTTGAAGAGGATTAAATGACTACTACAAGTATTGATTGGTTCTTGAACCCAGTGATTGAAAAACAAAAACCAGTGTGGAGGCAATGGGCAAATTGCAAAGATGTGCCTAAAGATGTGTTTGTAATCAAACAAGGTCAATCCACTGAACGAGCGTTATGGTTCTGCGAAACCTGCGTAGTCAGAAAGGCTTGCCTTGAGTACGCATTGGATAACAACTGCGTTGGTATATGGGGAGGAACAACCCAAAAACAACGAGCAAAAATTAAACGACAGCAGAGGTTGTCAAACGCAGAATAGTTCTGTAATGTCAATACAAGGAGGAAACAAAATGGGAAAAGTAAATGAGAGCGTGTGGAATGTTGAGTTTGTAGGTGACTACTTTCAACTTATATCAACAGTCATAGCAAACGATGAAGAGCAAGCAGTAGAGTTTGCAACAGACTTGTTAAAAAAACACTACGGGTTTGACATGGAAGATATTTCAAACGAAATAAGCAGTTATGAGGTAGCACTATGAGCGAAACAAAATACGTTGGTGCAAACTGTTGCGTTTACTACGCTGATGAGTCACTTGATAAAGCATTCAATGTTTTTATTAAGTTTGGCGAATGGGTAGATGATGACAACCTTACGGAAGAAGAGCGTCGCATTGACGAAGGTGTGTTCTTTTACTGCAAAGACATGGAAGAATTAGAAGAACTCTACAGTGCTTCTGCTGTTGCAGATTTTGTTATCGTGTCTTACGAATTAGTGGAGGAAACAATATGAGCGTTGGTGCAGATTCATTAATGGGGTCACTAGATGTGTCTAAACTATTAAACAAAGAAACTTTAGAACAGGGTCGTGTTCTCAGGAAGAAGGAAAAGATGTTGGTCAGAATGCGTTGTGATTTAGTGGCAGAAGGTTTGAAGATTCCAGCCAACAACAATGACAACTTTTATGATGCAGAAGAAGTTGCAGACATGGAGTTTGTTCATTGTGTCAATGAACTTGGTGAACAAGACGATGATGGTTCGTATTACGCCATGAAAACCAAAGATGGCGAACTTGTCCACCTTTATTCTATTGATTTGGACTTTATTCAATAGTCAAGTTGTTAAAGAAGAAATAGTTGTGTAATGTCATTACGAGGAGGAAACAAAATGACAACAAAAACAAAGAAGCAAGTAGTAACACCAACAGAAGAAATACAAACACGGTTGAACAACGATGTGTGGTCAAACTGGTGCGTTCCAACAAATTTAGCACCACTAAAACCTTACGCACTCGTAGTCATCCATTCCCGCAATCATCGCAGAGGCAACCATTGGGAAGCCAAACTGTACAAAGATGGCAAACCAGTCATGTTTGTTGAGAATGAAGGTAACGGTGGATGCAATCGTTATTATGGAATAAAGAAAGACGAGTTTCACAGCCCGTTTGAAAAAGAGTTTGAGAAAGCAACCAGCCTTGCTTACCCTGATGAGAAACATACATCGTCAGCCAAAGACATGGCAGTTGCGTTTTTAGATTTGGTGTCGCTATGCCAATGAAACAATTTATAGTTCAGCAGTCAATAGAAATCGCAATGAGTTATGTTATTGAAGCAGAAACGCTGGAAGAAGCACGAGACTTAGGCAACGAATGCTATGACCGTAGCAGGGTAATTGACGTTCAAGTTTTGGATTGGGATTATCCTTGGGATGTTTCAGAAGCCGAAGCACCAGTTAAACCTGTTTCAGATGAAACACTCATGCACTGGAACAACATATTGTGAAGATAATTATCCGAGATCATGTAAGGCACGGTGGCGTGGGCTACAAAGTATTAAATTACGCTTTGTTTAAATCACGAATTGGTGACGGTACATTTTCGGTGAACGATTACCTTAACTTTTGTTTAAATATGTACACGCCATCAGATGTAAAGCGAGCAGTTGTTTCACTTATTCGTTACGGGCATTTACGCAAGTTAAAAACTGGTCAGTTCATGTTTGTTCAGACAAATGTGATTGCTAAACTAAACAACGCTTACAGTAAAACACAATGGAGCACACAAAGAAATAAGGAGGAAGAAAATGCAAGTTATTAACATAGACAAAGCAATGAATGAGGTGACAGAGGGAACTGTCGTCAATACAACTGCTGTTGTCATCAAATGCCAAAAAAGGTTTGACAGAGTAGTTGGCGATTGTTTCGCCAGTTGGCTTGCAATCTGTTTTGATGGGTCTAACCCGATGCATCCATATGTGGTTTGGAATGTCATCGCACGACCTGAAGGCTTTCATGCAGAGCGTGGTGACTACCGAAAAACATTGACCGATGCAGTTGATGCGTACGAAGCACGAGGTGGTGACATCTCATGAGAGGCAAAAAAACAGGTGACACACACATTCAAATGATTAACTCACCGATTGTTCTTCACGAAGATTACGACAAGGTTGTAATCAAGTGGTCGTGGGAAGATGTTCAAACTCTTCGCCCTCAACTATCCAAAGAAGAAAGTCTTGTAATGCTGGACATGATTGCAAAAGGATTGCATAACCGTTCAGTAGAACTTGGTTGGGAAGTAATGGAAACGCTCATACAAATGAATGAGGAGGAAGAATGATTACTGCAGAAGAAATAATTGCTCAAGGGGTTTGTCCACATATTCCCTATAACGACTTGTGTGCAGATTGTGCCAATGACCCATCACAGTTGAGTTACCCAATGGGCGTGTTTGCACAATTAACGCATTTCACACAAGTAGAGATATTCAACTGGTGTGGATGCGAAGACGGTAAACGCCAGTACGACGATTGCCCAACCCAACAATGATTGTTCGGTCATTGTTGTTTTGGCTCATCCTCATGTACTGGGGATTGGCTTACTTACTCAAAAAGAAAGAAGGAAACTAATGGGACTGATGTCATTACTTGGAATGTTGGATGCAACTGAAGATATTGAACCAGTTGTTCGTTGGCATTTATCTGCAAATTGCTACCCACCATTGCCTGAAGAATATGTTCCGATGTGTGTTGAAGCAATTCGTGCTTGCAAAATGCAAACAGACGAAAACGAAAGAATTATGCTGCAGTTGCCTGACGGGATGTTTTACAAAGGTGACCAAACTTTGGTTGATGCATGGACTGTAATTGAAGCATTTCATTTGGAAGGTTTTATGATGGAAGATGAGTATGAAGACTAAAACTGCTAAAACTTACGACGAGTTTATTGAGATGGTGACGAAGTACAACAGTCAGTTAGGTGCTAACACCGACACTGGTTGGAAATACGGTCAAGTGTTTTTTAATGTGCTTGCAAGTGTCCGACCTGATTTAACAGAGATGATTAGAGGCACAATGCATGACCCGTTTCACCACGACACAGTAAGCAAAGAGACCTACAACTACTTAGCATCTAAGTGGTAAGACCGAGGCAACCTTTTACCCTCCTTCAAGGTTGCCCGAAAGAGAGCCTGTTTGTGAACGCCGTGCAGGGCTAGTAGCAAACAGGCTTTTTTTATTGAAAAACTTTTGTAATGTCAGGTTGTGTCATGCAACACTCACCCACTAATCTGTTGTCAAGGAGGAAACAATGGAACAACCAAACAAATACTCACCGTTTTTTAACACGATGGGTTTTTCAGGTTCGCAAGAACTGAAACAAGAAGTAAAGAAGACATTAGAAAAAGCAATCGCTGACGGTGATGGTAAAGACGGAACTGCACTTGACATGGTGATCGGTGCGTGCTTTGCAGATGGTGAGATTTACACCGACGGCGAATGCTTAGACATAGTTACACATATTGTTCAAGCATGGAATGAAATTAGTGATGAAGAGGAAGCATCATGATGGAATACTTTTACACATTGTCTGAGAAGGACAAAGACACTGCATTTGAACAAAAAGCAAACCAGTTGCTTGATGACTGGCT